AGGAGGACGGCAAGTGAAGGACACAGACATCATTGCGGCGATTGCGCCCGATGCGGTATCGCTGATGGACAAGGCAATTGCGGAGATCAAGCGTCTGCGGCAGGAGAACGTGACCCTCACCGCCGAGCGCGACGAGGCGCGGCGGCTTTGGTGCATTGATATAGGAGAACTCTACTCGTCTTCTCCACTGTCACTTGCGAAAGAGCGTGGATGGGACTGCTTCAAGGAGGGCAACCCATGACCGACACCGAACTGTGCAAGGTCTAAGAAAGAATAAAAAATGACAATACCAAAAGAACGATATAATTCTTTGATGGCAACTAGAAGATTCTTAGTATCCTTGTTGTATCCTGAGTTAACACCTAAAGTACCAAAGAAGATACGAATGGAGGCTAGGGCTAGACTGAAGCATTTCCCTTGTAACATAGAAATCAGGGATATGGAACAGCGTGAATGTTTCTCTCTAGGTCAACAGTATAGGTCATTGTATAGAGACTATGAAAAGAACCCACTGAATCCTGAACTAGAAGGATTCTAAACAAGGAGGCATATGTCCAGTAAAAAACTTTGGTTACAGTTATCCAAGGAAGAACAAGACTTGAGAACAAATCTTCAGGTAATAACTGAAGAAGATATGTTGAATGTGTCTGAGAAAAGATACTGGAAGGAATACGATGTAGCACCAGATGAAGGTAGACCAGAGCAATCTTTGTTAGATACTTGTGTTGAAAACCTGACACCACTGTATCAAGAGTGGATTGATTACTCGGCTAAGAATACTAAGACACCAGCTTGGGCTATACCTTTGTTTGCTGTGGGCGCAGCAAAGATGGCTGATATAACTGTTAGGTGTTTGATTGTTGAGTGGTTTAACTCTAGCCTGTGGGACAGGAAGACAGACTCGGAATCAATAAGTTTACCAACAGCCCAACACATAGCCCATGCTATCAGTGAGATGGTTATAGATATTGTGGGGTATCAGATAACCAAGAACTTTAACAAGGATGAGTGGATAAAGCAGTCTCACTATCAACGCAACTGGTCACCAAAGCGGTGCAAGGCTTTCACAAAGAAACTGGGTGGTCTAAGTAAATCCTCGTTTACCAGAAAGAACAGAGAAGACTTTGGTCACCATATGCTCAGGATTGCTGAGAAGTCTAATGTGATTAAACTGATTAACTCAAAGAGATACTCAGGATCTCGGTGGTCTGATCGTGTTGTTGTATCCTTTACTGATTCTGTACTACAGGAATTAAGTAAGAGACACACAGATGTTATTGCGTTGGCCGCTATGCTGTATCGACCAATGATTGTTCCACCAGTGCCACACACTGTTGCTTCTTCAGGTGGAAATCTTTTACCATATGTTCGTAAGCCAGTTGTGCAGCGTTTCAAAGATGTGATGTGGGATGAGTATGTTGTGCAAAAAGGATCGACACCATCTCAAATTGTTGTCGATGGTCTTAATGCAATGATGCACACCGAGTGGGAAATAAACACGGATGTCTATCAGGTTATGAACAACCTGTTTAGAAACAATTCCCGTGCTTGTAATTTACCAGCCTATGAGTTCAGTGCGTTTGATTATTCGGACCCATACCCTAAAGATGGGACTAAAGAAGAACAGGCTAAGTGGTGTGGTCTTAAAGAGGAAGCCTATGGTAATTGGTTCAAAGAGGAACGATCTCGTGGTCGTATGCTTGTCAGGCTGAAACTTGCCAAGGATATGATGAAGCATGGGTTCTTCTATCAATTGTATACCTGTGATTTCCGTGGTCGTGCTAATGCCTCTTGTGATCTATTGTCACCCCAAAGTTCAGACTTTGACCGTGGTCTTATTAGGTTTGCAAACCCAGTGAAACAAACAGAACAGGGATTGTATTGGCTAAAGGTTCACATTGCAAACCTGTTTGACCACGACAAGGATTCATTTGATAACCGTGTCAAGTGGGTTGATGATAACATGGATATGCTAAGGGATATCCACCATGATCCCTATGATAACCTAGGTCTATGGCAATCTGATAAGAAGAAAAAGAACCCATCATTCCAACGGTTGGCTGCTGTGTTTGAGTTATTCCGAACAGATGGACTTACACAACTACCAATTCAAATGGATGGATCTTGTAATGGTGTCCAGCATTGGGCAGCACTGATGAAGTCTGAGAAACTGGCTGAGATGGTTAACCTGACCAACTCAGATAAACCTAGGGACTTGTATCAGTATGTTGCGGATCTAATAACCCAGATCATGCAAGATGATTGTGTTAATGATACTAAGTCTGGTAACTGGGCTAAGACATTCTTGGAACATTGGGGTAACCACATCAGCAGGAATGTTGTCAAACGGGCGGTCATGACCGACCCTTATGGTGTTACCTTGTTTGGTATTCGTAGATACTGTAAGTCTGAGGGACACTTGGACTGGGTATCCAAAGATAAGATGGCTGGTGCTGTTATGGAACTGGCTACCTTTATTGACAAGGCTCTCAAGACCACACTGACTGAACCCAATATGGGTAAGGTGTGGTTAAAGAAGGTCTCTGACATAGCCTCGGAACTAAATAGAAACCTAGAGTGGACAACACCCTGTGGTTTCCATGTGGTACACCAGTACTATGAGATCATAACAAGGCGGTCTGTTACCAAGTTGTTTAACATGAAGGAGTTGTACTTTGGATACCACGACAAGAACACAATAGATTCCAAGCAAGTTAACTTGGCTATATCCCCTAACTACATTCATTCTTTGGATGCCAGCCATATGTGGTGTACGATAGAACAAATGTTGAAGCATGGTATAGATTCCCTGAGTATGGTTCACGACAGTTATGGATGTCATGCTCCATTCATCCCATTAATGAGACAGTTTACAAAGGAGGAATTCCATAGAATGCATGAGTTGCCGTTGTTTGAAATGTTGAAGCAGGAACTAAAGCTTACACTTAATGTAAACCTTCCTGACTTACCTGAGTCTGGTTGTTTCGATATAAACCATGTAAAAGAATCGGAGTACCTATTTCAATGACAAAAAAGAAAGCTTTTAAAATTACTTGTGAAGGTGATATGGAAATGTTTATGAAGCAGTTTCTATCTCTTGCCAAGTTAAAGCAAAAGAAAAAGACAATCGAAGTAACCGTAGTATCTCAAGAGATAGGTAACATTCTTGTAGAGAATATCAATGATTTGTTTATGAATAGCAGCAATGCCTTGGGTAATCCAGAGAATTACCATCTGCATCTGTTTGTTGAAGTCAACAAGAAAGAAGATAATGAGTAGAGTCTTGGTCATAGGTGACACACACTTTCCTGCCTGTCACCCACAATATCTAGAGTTTGTAAAAGATGTGTATAAAAAGTACAAGTGTAATAAGGTGGTTCACATTGGTGATGTGGTAGACCACCACACCATCAGCTTCCACAAGAAGCATCCCGAATCCATAGATGCCTGCACTGAATACAGTGCTACCAAAGAAGCTATTACTAAGTGGCAAAAGGTTTTCGGTGAGGTATTGGTATGTATAGGTAACCACGATGAGCGAGTCTTTAGACTTGCTGCTGATCAGGGTATACCACCGTTCTATATTAAACACTATAGAGAAATCTATGAAACTAAAAATTGGAAATGGGATTATAACCATATTGTTGACGGTGTGTATTACAGCCACGGTACTGGTACTGGCGGGATGTTTCCTGCTTTTAACGTAATGAAGTCTAGAGCAATGTCTTGTGTACTGGGGCATCACCACAGCATTGCTGGGATCAACTGGTTGGTTGGACCAAAGACCAGATACTTTGGTATGGATGTTGGTAGTGGAGTTGACCACAGCCACCTAGGATTCTCTTATGGACAGAACCATCTCAAGAAACCAGTCGTATCTTGTGGTGTTGTCCTTGATGGTAAGCACCCCTATCTTGAAGTCATGGAGTTGTAATGTGGCTAAGAAACAAAAACAACTTGACAACCAAGTAAAGAAAGAGACACTTACTAATGAAGTTGTTCTCCCCTATAAGGTTCCTAAGCTTGTTAAGATATTGTGGGTTGATGCATACACTATAGGCGGAGAGGATTGGATAGAAAAAGACATGGCAAAGTCTTATGCCAAGGAACCATTGCCACATATGTTAACGGTTGGGTTTGTTCTGTTCATGGATAATGAACAGGTAGCTGTAACCAGTACCATTGGTCCAGGAGAAACAGCCCAAGTAAATAAGATTCCAAAGCGGATGATTATTAAGATGGAGACACTCCAGTAAGTTGGGGCTAAAGAGGAGATGCTCGATATGATGAACAAGAAGACAAGTTCAAAACGCAGTTTAGACAAGAAGTCTAAGAAACCCGTTCGCAAACAGAAGACACCAAACTGGAGGGCTTGGTGTACGCGGTGTGCGACATAAGAAACCCGTTCGCAAACAGAAGACACAGAAGAAAGGAGGATACTAAATGGATACACAGGTAGAAGAACAAGTCCAACAGACTGCACCACCAGCAATTAGTTCTGATAGTGTGTGCTTGTACTTATCAAGTATGGCACAGGTACTCAGTTCAATTGTTGTGGATATCAATGCACAGATCAACACTATTAAGAATCTAACAACCAAAAAGGAAACAAAGAATGACAATGAAAGTAACTAAGAATCGTAAGAGTTCCCCGTTTATCACCGAAACACTGATGACTAAGTGGAGCAATCTACTTAAGCCAGACACAGCATTCGGAGAAGGTAGTGCGAATCATAACATCACAGTTGTTGTTGATGCTGCGTTCCGCAATGTGTTGAACAACATCCTGAAGACCACTGGAGCCAAGAAGATCAATGGCCTTCGTGAGTCTGAGGGTGTGACCTACTTTAAGGCTAAGTCTAAGGTTCATGTTGATAAGGGTGTATTCCCTTGTGTTGATTCACAAGGTATCCCAACATCAGCAGTTCCATTCGGTGGTGACAAGGTTCGACTGAAGCTTGTTCCAATGGTTCTTACACGGGATAACTCCCTGTCAATCTACTTGAATGGTATTCAGGTTATTGAGAAGAACTCAACCTTCAGTAAGGAAAATGACTTTGCACCAGTTGAAGGTGGTTTCGTTGGAACTGGTGTAGCATACACCGATGAAGGCGAGAGTACCATAGATGACGAAGACTGCCCCTTCTAAAAGATACTCATGGAGATTTGACATCAACCCAGTTGCTGCAAGTCGCCCAAGGGTATCTAGGTGGGGAGCGTTCTATGTAGGTGCTTATAAAAACTTTAGAGAAATTGCTGCTGAAAAAGTTTGGAATACTTTGGATCCAAGCTTTACACCACTGACCAGTGTCTTGGCTGTATCTATTGAGTTGTTTGTTAAACAACCCACTAAAACAGAGAAGCTGTATCCAAGACCTGATATTGATAACTTTGCCAAGGCGATACTGGATACCATGAATGGTAAGATATGGGTTGATGATTCACAAATCATTAGCCTGTATGTTACAAAGCAATGGGCTGAGAAAGGTTCTAGTGGATACTTTACACTGGAAGTAGGATGCGCTTAACAAGATTGGCGGGGTGGTCTGACAAACTGCCCCGCCACATCTCCATAAGGAAATAAATGAATAAAACAGAGTCGGTATTTGTACGCAGGGCTGCTTGTCCCAAGTGTCAGGCAGTCGGAAGAGATTCCAATGGTGATAATTTAGCCGTTTATTCAGACCACAGTTATTGTTTTAGTTGCAAATTTTATAAAGGAAACAAAGTGACAGATAAAGTTTTTACATCACCAAAAGAATTCGTACCACTGGATGGTACACATTGTGATATCCCAGAAAGAATGTTAGGAGAAAAAGTTTGTAGGTTGTACAACTATCAGGTCACCGAGATCAACAACAAAACAATCCATGTCGCCAACTACTATAAAGACAATCAGTTGGTTGGACAACATCTTCGTGGTCCCGATAAGAAGTTTGCATGGCGTGGTTCTGCTACTGGTGTTGAGTTGTTTGGTCAGAACCTGTGGAAGTCAACAGGCGGTAAGCGATTAATCATCACCGAGGGTGAGATAGATTGTATGACCGTGAACCAAGTACTGGGTGGTACATGGGCAGTCGTATCCATTCCTAATGGTGCTGCATCTGCTGTTAGATCAATCAAGGATAACCTTAGTTTTGTCAACAGTTATTCAGAGGTTATCTTGTGCTTTGATATGGATGAGGCTGGTCAAGCAGCAGCCAAAGAAGTTGCAGATATGTTACCATCGGGTAAATGCAGGATTGCCAAGTTACCCTATAAGGATGCAAACGAATGTTTGTTGCACTCCCAGTCCAAGACATTGGTGAATTGTTTATGGGAAGCACAGGTGTATTCACCTGATGAGATTCTACACATTTCTAATATCATCAACGATCAACAAGAGATAGAGGATGTTCGTGTATATCCGTTCCCATACACTAGGCTAAACGAGTTCTTGATTGGTCAACGCAGTGGAGAGATCACACTGTGGGCTAGTGGTACTGGGTCTGGTAAGTCAACAATCATTCGTGAGTTGATTATCAACCACCTAACAGACAGTCGCAGTGTTGGGTGTATCATGTTAGAAGAATCACCACAAGAAACTATGGATGATCTGATATCCCTACTGATCAACAAACCAGTACGAGCAATCAGAGCAACCCGTATGATGAACACACTACAGGTTAAGATGGGTAGAGAGATTATCAATGTGTCTATCTTTGATGATCTAACTGAAGAAGAATATGCTGAGGCAAAGAAGAGATTGTGTCAAACCAATCTATATATCTACGACCACCTTGGTAACAATGCTATGAGCAATCTGTTGGCACGGATTGAGTTCATGGCTACCAGTCTTAAGTTGGATGTTATTGTTCTTGACCATGTTACTGCTGCGGCTGCTGGTCTTGTTGGTATATCAGAGAAGGATGTTGATGGTGGTAACTCAGAACGAATCATTATTGATACACTGATGAAAGAACTCAGGTCTATATCTGTTCGTACTGGTGTTCACATTGACATTGTATCTCAACTTAAGAAAACAGATAAAGCATACGAGGAAGGTAGTCGGGTTACACTACAGGATCTTCGTGGTTCTGGTGCATTGTCCTCGGTTCCCAACACGGTGATTGGTCTAGAGCGTGACCGACAGAATCCAAACAACAGGGTGGCAAACACAACTGTGGTTCGGGTTCTAAAGAATCGCTTAACTGGTCGTG